CTTCTTCAACAATTTTTTCAACGCGCGACTGTACCGCTGCTTCAAAAATCGTTGTTGCTTTTGTACGGAATTCTTCAGATAATGATTCGCCATTGAAAAGAGCGTCGACATCTTCAGCCATCGAACCCTTATGTTTGGCAATCATATCCATTTTCATCTTTTTCTTTGCTTCTGCCAGTTCTTCCTCTGAGAATTCAACGACTTCTTCTTCTTCCGATGCATCCTCAGCAACAACTTCAGCTGTTTCTTCAGCTTGAACTTCTTCCATTGCGTCTGTTTTAGCGGATTTAGCGTCACCCTTCGGTTCTGGCTTCGGCGCTACGCCAACGCTGGCTGCAGCCTTTTTGCCGACTTCACCACCAGCTGGATCAGCTGATGTTGCTCCACCGAGATCTTCCTCTTCGCCTGGCAATTTTTTTGCTGGATCCTTCGCCGCAGATGCAAGCGATGATTTAAGGATTTCAGCAGCAGATTCTGATAATGTCTTACTCATTGGTTTAAACTCCTAAAGAAGTAAATATATTTATAAAATTTAAAGTTTTGACACGAAGTTTGAAAAGATCTTCAATGCAACTTCATCTAATTGCTTTTGCCGAGCATTTTTAATTTCTTCATAGTAACGATTAATATCAATTTCTTTGACTTTACCGTTATCCCATACCCACTCTTTACCTTCCATAATGCCCTGTACAAAAGCGCCTGGAGCGGATGGATCCGCCACGATATCTGCCGCTGTGGCTAGATAATAATCGTCTTGTACCACGTTAACACCATTGATCTCTTTAAGAGATCCCATGCCACGTGAAGAAACACCAAGAGTTGCACCACCGTCCATAAGAGACTTGGCGATTTTACCCATTGGTGTTTCGAGAATTTTTGCTTTACCGACCCATTGATTACCCTCTTGTTTTAACGAGGTAATTAGATGCGATACGCGATCGAGATTAATTGTTGGAGAATCTGGATGACCTAATTCACCAAACGCACGATTCTTAGAAACATACTCCTCATTATAACGATCAACTTCTTTCGCAAGAGTATCAGTTTTATACATACGACCATTTTTATTTTTTGTTTCGGCAACTAAAAATGGACCTTGAATGTAAAGTGTTTTCACGCCGTTTTTCTCTTCGACGATCATCTTTACTTCTTCAACTGTTTCGGTAATTAATTTCATCTATTTTAACCCTAATGACTGCCTACGACGCATTGATCTTCTTCTTTTAATTAACGCACGAGCTTTTTTTGCCTTACGTTTAATTTTTGCTTTCCGTTGCGAGATGCGACGCTTGAGTCTCTCTGCAGAGGTCATGCGTGTAACTCTTCCACCACGAATTGTATAACCTTTAACAGCAGAAAATTTCTTTCTACGCTGTACTGTCGGTTTACCACCAATAGTTCGAACACGCGCACGAATAATTTTTGTACGCCCCATTCGAATTACATTACGATTTCGTTTTACTGCTTCAATAATTACTTCTTTAATAACTTTTAAAATACTTATCATTTATTTATTTGCCGCCAATAGTAAACTGTACTCGATTTAGCGCAAAATGAGCGGCTTTCTCAAAACCTTTCGGAGTTGTAAGCATGTCAGCAAATTTCTTTTTATTCTCGTCATTAAGCGCACCATGCACCATATGAATGGCTTTTGCTGCACCGTGACTGACTTTTAATTTGCTACCATCAGCAAATTTAAAATGTTTTGATGCAGATGTTACACCATCACCTTTTTGTGCGAATGCAGAAACTTGATCTAAGTTTTCCATAATTTCTTCTTCAGAAACGCCAACAAGTTCTTTTTCTGGACCTGCAGCCTCATATGGAATTGTAAATGATAAACCTAATTTTTCATTGTTATACAATGCTACACGCTTACCATCAGGAAAAATACGAATTCCTCTACGCTTTAAAACTAACATCATAGGAGGATCAATAATTGTCGACTCGCTAATATAATCGTCTCGCGAAATTTCATATCCATTTTGAATATTGCGACGAACTGCAGTTACAGATTGTTGTGACGCTAATGCAGCTGCAGCAGTTCCTTGATAATATCGATTTAAAACATCCCGTTGATTCCTTGGAAGTTTTGCGACATCACCAACTTTAGATTGTCGTGCGAGTGCAACTTTAAGTGCAGGAAGTTCACTGGCTTTCATTAAGCCAGCACGAACTAACTGAGCAATGCGCTGTGCGTTAGTTCTAGTTTGTCTCTGTTGGCTCTGCTGTTGCTGGGATGGCGTCGGCATCTGCTGATCCATCTGTTCCATCAACTTCGAGCGTAGTGTCTGTAACTTCATCTGTTCCTTCTGTATCTAATAAATTCGATGCGATTTCTACTTTTTTAATTTCTAATGCATCTGTAACTTTAGCAGCCATGGCATTATCGAATGCTGCTACTAAAGCCTCTCTATCACCTGCGATTGCCAAATTTACTAATTCTACGGTATCCATAATGTCTCCAATTATTTAGCCAATTGTAATTTAAATACTGAATTAATGTCATTATTCTGAGGCGCTGATTCTGTAGAACTAATCGGAGTAACATTGCTCAGATTAGATTCATTCTCAGCAATTTCTGGTTGCTCTGATTTTTCTTGCTCAATTTGTTGTAAGACTTCTTGAGTTTCTTCTTCATTCATATTTAAAACGTGCCTACGAATCCAACTCTTCGAGAAATATGTTCCCACATATGGATCGATTTGTGTCATAATTTGTAATCTTGACGCGAGTAGTTCTGTATTCTTAAGTTCAGCGAAATTATTATCTTTTAAAAAGTCATAGTGAATTTTTTGTTTTAATTCGTTCCATTCATCAACAGAACAAATACCTTTAAGTGCTAATTGACGCTCCATTAATTCATCCAACATTAATGTAAATTTAGCTCGAAGTCGATCAATAAACTTCATAAATTTTAATTCATCGCGAGTAATTTCTGTTGCGCGACCTAAACTAAATCCTGTTTGTGACTCAAGTCTTGACACGGGAACATTTAATGATTTGTATAGTTTTTGTTCAAAGTAACGCACATCTGACAACTCACCGAGATTTTGACCAGCAGGAAGTGTCGTAATTTCTGTTGACTTTCCTTCACCACGACGAGGAATCCAAAAATCCTCCATCATTGACATAAATTTACGATCGTCTTTGACTTCGCCAGTTGCTGAATCATAAACAACTTTATTGCGAAATTTTGTCATAATGTCGCGAAGATATTGTTCTGACTTTATTTTAGGCATATTACCAACGTCGATATAAAATACACGACGTTCTGGTGCACGAGAAATACGATAGATAACAATCGCATCCTCAACCATTCTTAATTGATTTAGTGGTTTAATTGCTTTATGAAGATATGATAAAACCATACTTCGTTTCGGATCCATTAATCCCGAATTTACATTTACAACTGCATCAGCAGCAATTTTTACACCTGCATCTGATGGTGAAGAAACAAATGTTTGACCTGTTTGTGTTGCTTTTTCATTGTAAATATAAAAATCTCTAGATCCTGTTATAACTTCAATTCCTGTGCGAGGATCTTTTTTCTTATCGAGAATGCGAACTTTCTTCACTTTACGTGGATCTAAATAAATTAATTCGCGAATACCAATTTTAGGTTGTTTCTCATCAATTAATACTTGATAATACAGTCGACCATCAATATACCAACGACGAAATAAATCGTTACCATTGTTCGAGAAATCGAGTAAACGCAAAATCTCATAAAATTCTGCACGAATCATATCTTTAATATTATCAGGTTGATCTAAATCATCAAGAATAATTGTAATTGATTTTCCTTTCTCATCATGAATAATTGCTTCGTTGACAATATCATCAATTGCTGATTCGAGTTCTGGCTGCATTGCCATCTCACGATATCGCGTGATAAGATCATTTTCTGTTTTAAACGAGGAATCTAAATCTAGATAAGTACCGAAATATCCACCAGAGGCAATTGTCACTGCACCATCATCAGTTGTCGGTGCAGTGACTGCTGGTTGTAAATCTTCTGTCGGTTTTCCTCGGACTATTTGAAATCCGAATAAATTAATTCCTGCCATAAATTAACTCCATGATAAAATAATGATCATGATGATCAAAAAACGCTTTCGGCAGCAGCTTCCCACCATTGATATGCAAAGGTCACTGAATATTCTTCGATAGCATCATTATTACCCCAATCAAGATCGATTGGTGCAATATCATTCGGGAACATACCAATAAATTTGTATTGTTTGATTATCTTACCTGTCTTACCATAGTGTTTCACGAAGGCATCAGTGCCATAAGAAATCGGTGTTGATGCTGAAGCAGAGCGAGTGTTAAATCTATGTGCATTAATTCCATTCATCCAACGTTCGAATGCATTGCGAACGATAAAATCTTCATCATTTAATAATGTTACTGTCCAATCTGCAAAGGTACGATTTCCAGCAAACTTTACTTCACGACCGAAGTATTGAACTGGAACAATTCCTACTGTTGATCCTGGAATTTGTGCAGTCTTACATAAAAAACGCAATTTTCTCGCAGCATTTCCTGGTAAAGAAAAGGCGGGAAAATTCATCTCAACTTCGAAGAGATTAGCGCGAGCGCCATCGAATTGCATTTGAGAACGAAATTCAGATACATTAAAAGCCATTGTATTCTCCTGACTTTATTCTATTCTATTTATTAGAAGCGACCAACGATTTCGTCAAACGCTACACCACTTCGAACAGCGACAAAGTTCAATTGAATGAAGTTTACGCTTCTTGCTGGTTTAACATAGATATCGCCTATGAACTCATTGCGGTCGATAACTCCTGCTGTATTATTGCTTTCATCGCAAACAACACGGAAGTCAAAGATACCACGACGACCTTGCACATCTCTTAAGAATGGCTCTACAAGTGCTACGAACTGCGCTCTTGTAAATTCATCATTATACTCAAAGAGACTTGATCTTGCAGCGATAGAAATCGCCTTTTCCAAGACGATAAACAATCGACGAACATTAATACGATCGAATGCACTCGGGCGTCCTTGTAAAGTTTTATCTCCAAAGAGAACTGTTCCTTCTCCTGGGAATGAGACAATCGGATTTACACCACCCTTGTACAGTGTATCACGTTCTGCTTGCGTTGGATTTAATCCAAGTTTTACAAGATTTCGAATTTGACCACGATTTAAGCCAGCTGGCGAGAACCACGGATCGCGCTGCAGATCTGTTCGAACACAGAGACCAGCAACATCAGCATTACCTGGAATCCAACGATAAACATCATTGTATTTGTCATACTGATACTTCCAACCCGAATCCATTACACCATAAGAGGTGCTAGTCAATGCATTGCGATAATTAACGATCGCAGTTGCAGAGGCTTGCGCACCAACAACATTTGCATATGCGGGTGATACGAATGCAACACAATCTTTACGAGCTGTTGCAACGGATAAGTATTCATTTGCAACTGTTACGGTGTTTATCGATGCGTTTGCACCAGCGCCGCAATCTCCAGCAAAGAGCAATGAGACGTCAACTTTTTCTGTATTATTAAACAACCCAATTCCTGTTGTTATAGCTGATTGAGTTACTATTCCATCTGCTCCATTTTGAAGCGAGAATGAGGAAACAGCTGCAGGTTCAAAAAATTTACCATCTCCACTATTTTTAACAGCAGTAATCGTTTGACCATATGTATTCGCAACATTGGATCCATGCGGATGTCCAAAACAGTAAATCCACTGAGAGTTTCGATATAAAACTTCTTTATAGTAAATCGATGATCCATCGTCACCGCGAGCATCTGTTGCTTTAGATAAGTTCGAATAACGCTCAAGAACAGTATTCGCTACTCCAGAAATTAATCCATCTTGATCAACGACAACAATATGTAATTCGTCTTTAACATTTGGCGCTGAGTGCGTTACCGTAGCGTAATTGGATGTATTCGGTGCCTCGTCAAACAACGGTGCATACATCCATCCTGTAAACGCAGATTCTTTAGCGCATACTTCAACTTTTAACGAATTTCCTAATTCTCCAGCATAACGTGCTGCAAATTGCACAGATCCGTTAGATGATCCATAGTGCGTATTAAAGTAATCTTCATCATTCGCGATTGTTACGAAAGCATCTGGTCTTGCGATACCAGTGTTCGCGAAGAGAGTGGCATCTGAAATTGCTGCAGCAACAGAGAATCCAACATTTGAGTTTACAGTAAATGTATTCGCATCAGTTACAGCGGCAACTGTTCTTAAAACACCATTAATCGTAACCGAGTCTCCGCTTGTTAACAATGTAAATTTATTATTTTGTGGATTAGTTGTATTTGCAGTGACTGTAGTAGAGTGTTGTGCCACATTTACTGTAACAACACCGCTGAAACTTGGTACATTTGTTCCGCTTGCGTTTACAGTGTTTGCAAGTGCATTGTTTGCAGCTGTCAATCCTGCTGTTGAATTAATTGCACGAACTACACGAAGATCATTTCCATATGCGAGGAAGTTAGTTGCTGAGAGAAAAGATTCTGCAGTGGTTGAATTTGGCGCAAAAAATCTTTGAAGTAAGTCAGATTCACTCGATACTTGCACAATTGTATTTGCTGGACCCCAACGAAACACGCCAACTGTCGCACCAGTCGAAGTTCCGACAGATGGAACTGATGTTGTCAGATCGATTTCAGAAGTATTAACTCCTGGAGAAACTAAAAATGCCATGGTTTTACTCCTGTTTGGGAGAAATAGTAATTACGGTTTATTTAGTAAATTGAGGTTTTTAATGATTTACGATCTTCCAAACCGCTCCATTTGAGATAAAATCATAATCTGGATTGTCCATATCTACATGACCAGCCATGGGCATTGGCAAAGAATCTTCCTCAATCTGTTTCATTTGTTCTTGATACAATCGCTCCTTTAAATTTGTATTCGTCAAATCAGCAAAAAATGATTGATTTGACATCCAAGAGAAGAGAACCAGACACATTACGAGATCATCATGCCCACCCTCTTCAGCTTCGAAGCTGGATCCCTTGGCAATAAAAGTTGACAACTCAGCAATCGTATCAAAATCTTGAATGATTAGTTTATTTTGCTCAATTAAATTCTTTAGAATAGAACAGCCGAGTCGCTTTACCGATTTGGTGGTTCTAATTCCACGATTCGATTTATTACCATAACCCCATGTCAGTGCAATCTTTGATTTAATTTCAATCGTTGATAAAATATTTTCATACTCATAATCTTCAAATAAACTATCTACAACCTGTTGTCCATTGTCATTTATTTCGACTAAGGCATATGCTTGATTGTAGT